TCTTGGAACAAGAGGAGATGAGCTAGATACTCTAGTTGTTCATCCATCTGTTGCTTACTACTTATATCAAGTTGGTATGCTTACATTCTCAACATCTGCTCTCACAACTGGTGGTGCAGTAACTTGGGGCGGTGGCGGTGTCGGTGTTAACGAAACAAGCATCGGCCAGTTTGCAGGAATGAATGTTGTTATTGACTCACAAGTTAATACAGTTCACCCTGGTACAACAGGTCATCAAAAAGAATTCCGTTGCTACTTAATTAAGTCAGGAACAATTCTTGAAGGTGAGCAATCTCCTCTAAGCATTGAATCAGATAGAAACATCTTATCTAAGCAAGATGTTATGTCTGTTGATTACCACAGTGCTTATCACGTTATGGGAACTAAGTGGACATCTGCTACTGACAACCCAACTAACGCACAATTAGCTAACGATAACAACTGGGCAATCACATACGATGCTGATTTAATTCCTATAGTTGAGCTAATCGTTAACTCACCACTTGATACAGGTACTAATCCTTAATATCATTAAATTGTGGTCATCAAGCCTCATCAATTATTGGTGGGGCTTTTTCTTTACGCTACAATAAAACTAAATTACTTTCTAACCGTGGCAGCTACCATAAATGCAACTGTAAAAGACGCTAACGCTAACAGCTATGTCACGCTTACAGAAGCCAACACCTATTTCGAGACAGTTCCAGATTCTTCAACCTGGACAAATAAAACAGACGATCAGAAAAATAGAGCACTAATATCCGCTACTCGCTGGATCGACAGCTTCGTATATTACGGTGATAGATGCGATGATGGTCAAGCACTAAAGTTTCCTAGAAATAATTACCAAGTAGATGGAGTCGAACTAGCTTGCAGCACAATTCCAATAAATATAAAGTATGCACAGTATGAATTAGCCAGAGCTTTAGCAAATGATTCCGAGGCTATGACAGGCAATGTAGGAACAGATGGCAACATTGAAGAAGTAAAACTAGGAGACATTCAAGTTAAATACAATATTCAGAGTCAAGGCACGGGATCTGTTAACAATGTTTTAGATAAATACCCCTGGCTGCAAAGCTATCTTGGAGCATATATGCTAGGTGGAGCAGGATCTTTTCAGATGAGAGTGGTTAGAGGATAATGGCAGGACAACTAGACACAGCATTAAAGAAGATAGCCAAACAAGTGGTGTCTCAACTTGGGAACTCATTAGACTCATCAATTATTTACACACGAAAGGGTATATCTAGCTATGACGCAGACTCAGGTGAGTTTCATACAGTGGATACAACTTACAACATCAAAGTCCCCATAGAATTTGTACAATCCAGTGAGGAATCAGGTTTTCAAGAAAACATCGCAAGACTCTACATAACACCTGATTTAATTGGTGATAGCCAACCACTACTTCAAGACGAGATAACACTTACATTTTCTGGATCGACAAGAGGAGCAAAGATAACAGATATTCGCACACTAAAAGGAGGACAGGAATACCTGTTCCGTATTGACGTTATTTTCTAATGAGTCTAATAAAAGCAAGAGCAGCATTTGAAAATGCAATCCTCACATCAGTAAACGATACCGACCCAACGGTAAACGTAATATTTGATAATATGCCTTTTTCCACACCAGGTAGAGATAAAAAGTATGTGATGGTAAACCTTAACTTCAGCCAAGCCACTACTCAACCACAGGGGGCAGCACAAACATACTATGCGGGGTCAATTAGATGTGGAATAATGACCCCACCTAATCGTGGAAGTGCTGTCGCATCTGCTGTCGCTCAATCCGTAATAACAGGTTTAGTATCTATAAATAGTGCTACTTATGTGGATAAATTTGCAGTAAGCCCTAGAGTTTCTGAAATAGAAGGCCCAACTGCTGTTACTGTAGAAGGAGACACTCATTTTTTAACAGTCGTTAGCTGCGACTTTACTGCCAATGCCTAGCAGAAAGTCAATTTCAAAACTGCCCACTGACCTAAGAAAGGTTATCCTAAAAGGCAGAAAGCAATTAGCAAAAGACATAGTACACTCTTTAACCGAAGAAGGTCCATGGTGGACAGGAACATTCGGTGAAAACTGGGTTGTATCTAAGACTCCCGTAAAACCTACACGAAAAAGAAGGCCAGAATATCCTTATTTTGTAATTCCTGCTAGAACAGGCAGAGAATTTAAAAATGCAAGAGTACCCACCGCAAAAATGGGTCAAGAACTATATGTAGGAAACAGAGCTAAGTATGCTGGTTTTGCAATAAACGCTCCAGGTCAAACCCTTCCAAATCTTAAAAACAAACAAGTAACATACGCAGAACATGGTAAGGAACATAGATTAACTGCTAGAAAAGGACCAAACTGGTACAACGTCTATACGTTAGGTGGGCTTATCAACAAAGATATAGACAAAGCATTTAAAAAAGTTGGTTTTAAATAATAAAGTAGTAGTATAGTATAAGAATACACTATTCAACTTTATGGCATCAGAAAGAGCAATCGACAAGCTAAAGCAAGCGTTTAGCATAGGCAAAAGAAGTAGCTACCCTATATACAAAGATGGAGAACTAATTTTGCAGGTGTACTGGACACCACTAACCATTGCTGATCGAGATGCAATAAATGATACTCTAATAGCTTCCAACAGAGCACAGAACGAAAGCAGCTTAGATTTTGCTCTTCAGGTAATCATAAATAAAGCTGAAGATGAAAATGGTCAAAAGCTATTTGTTGATGCAGATAGAGCAAGCCTAAGAAGAGAAATACCATTAGGAGTTCTACTTGAACTTATGACTAAGATGCAAGAGTTGGGCGAGGAGGCTACCCCTGATGCCGTAAAAAGCACAACTGAGTAAAGACCATTACCTATATTTTCAGTTTATGATTGCTGAAACATTAGGAATGACAGTCGAATATTTGCGTAAAAATATGACTCTAGAAGAAGTCTACGGATGGAACGCATACTTCAGTCTTAAACACGAAAGGGAAAAGAAAGCATACGAAGATGCCCAAAAGAAAGCTCAATACCGTAAGGTACGCTAAACTAAGAACAATGTTTTATCTAAATTAGTGGCTGGCTCTAATTACGAAGTAAATATAAAGCTGAATGTTAGAGACATTAACAGGCAATTAAATAATCTTGAGCGAAGAATAAGCAAGTTAAACGCAATAGCACAAGGTAAGAAAGGCGATTCTAAAATTCTTTTAAAAAATGAAAGAGATAAGGCTGCATTACTACTAAAACAAGAAAGAGCACAAAAAAATATTAATAGGGAGTTAGCAAAAACAAATAAGTTAAAAAAGGAAAGTTTAACTTTAACTAAAAAGGAAACGTCAAGAAAAGTTAGACCTACTTCAAAGATACCTTTAGGACCAAGCTCACCCTTGAATTTTGATAGTCAAGGCAGAATGATGCCAGGCAGGGCTAAAGTAAAAGGAGATGGAGTTCTATCAGGAGCATTAATAAGTGGTGCATTTCCATTATTATTTGGGCAAGGACCTTTAGGGGCTGCTGCTGGTTTTACTGGAGGAATGATAGGTGGAAAACTTGGTGGACAAACAGGTGGATTCGCTGGAGGTTTAATAGCTACTGCTGCTTTAACACAAATAACTACAGCAGTCGACAAGGTTAAAGAATTAGGTAAAGCTCTTAGTGTAGAAAATTTTAATTTAGACCCAATAATAAGAGCAGTCGGAGGTGTTGGTACTTCTACAGAAAAATACCTTAAATTACTTGAACAAGTTGAAGGTAAACAAGCTGCCTACAATGCTGCTGTAGACAAAATGAGATCAATCGTTGGAGACAAAGGAGTTAAGGATATACAAGAATTTACTAAAAGGATGCAAGATCTTACAAATGCTTTATCAACATTCTTTACAAGGTTAGGTGCTGGATTTGCTGGTATTTTCAATAGAATTGATAGAGCACTAGCAAATAGTCCATTAGGAAAAGCTGCTAGTGCAACAAATTTAAAATTAGATAGATTAGCAAGAGCAGAAAATAACACAGATCCTTTAATGGTCGCTTTAAGAGGAAAAAGAGATGCTCTTATAGGAAGCAAAACTGGAGCACAGGCAACCAAAGTTAAAAATTCTGCTGAATTTAAAGATTTAGAAAACAGAATTGCTGGATTACAACATTTTCTTGATTTACAAGAAAAAATTACTGAGGAAGAAAATATACAAAAGTTAACAACAGATTCCATTTTAAAAAATGTAAAAGAGGAAAATTTATTTTTACAACAATCTATGCTTATGGGGTCAGAACAAGCACAAATAGAAGCAAAAATAAGAGATCTTAAAGAACAAAGAAAATTAATTGGTAAAACATTATCGGCTGACGATGAAAAAGCTCTTAGAGATCAATTAAAACTAAATAATGCTTTAACTAAAGCTAATGAGTTATACACACAAATTGGTGCAACAATAGAAAATGGAATAGTAGACGCTATTGAAGGTGCAATACAAGGAACTAAAACTTTAGGTGAAGTAGCAACTAGCGTGTTTAATCAAATATCTAGAACTCTTTTACAGTTTGGTGTAAATTCGCTACTCGGTAGTATTCCTGGAATTGGCAGCTTATTTAAAGCGGAAGGTGGACCTGTAAAGAAAGGAGGCAGCTATATCGTAGGAGAACGCGGTCCAGAAATGTTTACACCTGGATCTTCTGGAATGATTACACCAAATCATGCTCTTGGTGGTTCAACAAATGTAGTAGTAAATGTAGATGCCTCTGGATCTTCTGTTGAAGGTGATGAACAACAAAGTAGAGAACTTGGTCGACTTATATCTGTAGCGGTACAATCTGAATTAGTACAGCAGAAAAGACCTGGAGGTTTACTCGCATAATGGCTACATTTCCTTCAATCACCCCAACTTACGGACAGCAAAAAAGATCACAGCCAAATACTAGAACAGTTCGTTTTGCTGATGGTTATGAACATAGAATATTGTTTGGATTGGCTCAATTCC